AACATGCGAATGTCAACGTTGGGCTCCACGGTGGTATCAATGGCACCAAAAACTTGGTTGTTGAAATTCCAATGTGGAAATCCTCCTGTTCTTGTGCTTTCAGCCAGAACCTGAGGTTTGCTGTAGTATGCTTTGTCGTTTAAAGTATAATATCCCAGTTTGGGATTATTCTCCAGTTGTATCATCTACTGGTATCCATCCTAATTTAAAAAAATCTTCGCGAACTTCATCGGTAACATATCCTTCACCCACAAAGTTTTCTCGCATCCAGTCGTAACGTTGGCGCTCTTCCGGGGATAAATCTTTGAGATCTTCTTCGTTGTGTCCACCACGAATGCCCGAACAATACCAATCGATATAGTCACCCTCTTCACGCATGTCGGCCACAATGCCCCCGGCATAGCGCCACGAGCAACTGTAAGTTTCACCTTTGAGCAAAGGCCATACATCATTGCGTTGCCAGTCTTGGTTGCACAAAGCAGCGTAGATGTTTTGTGCATATTCTTCGCGAGCTTTGACTTTGTCGCAAATCCACTGGGTGCTGCGCAAGTCGTATTCTAAGTTGTTGATCTTCCACTGATCTTGTTTTTCAACTTCTCGACCATTGTCTGCTAGATATAACTCGATGTAGTCTTCATTGGGTGCTGTGCCGTCGGCTTCACAGCGTTCAAGATAAGCCTTGAGTTGAAAGGTATTGCGTTCGAGACTACGATTCATGATCTTTATCTTGCTCGTATTGCAGGACCAAGCGAGTCAGCGGTTCCATGCGTTCTTGAAACACATCGGGTGCTTTTTCGGATGCTCGCTTCATTTCGTATTCTGCAGGAAAATGCCGTAGAATACTACCAGCTTCTTGCCTGATCTTTTTGGGCACTCGGGGATAATTTACTGTGTCGTGTGCCAGGTCTCGTAAAAACCGCTCGGCCCACATCACAGCACGATATCGTTCGTCGGGTAGTGTCACAATGCTCTCACAAAAAATGGTGCGCCCAACAGGACTCGAACCTGTGACCAATCGATTATGAGTCGACTGTTCTAACCAACTGAACTATAGGCGCAATACTACTAGTATAGCAGATATTTCATTTAAAGTCAATCCGCGTTGTTCTTTTGCTTTGCGAATTAACTGTAGTTATTCAAAAACTTTTCAAGATCACCATACAGATTTGCCAGCACAGCTTCGCGACTGCTGAAGAATATCAATTTGCTGACACGACGTTGATCTCTTTGTATGTAATAGGGCATTTGTAATTTTCGATCCAGGGCCAATATCATTCGCTGATTGAATTTGGTTTTGTCGGGAATATTAAATACATAACACTCAATGTCTAAATCTTTGACAAACACATCGTAGCCCTGACGTGTGAGTCTCATGCCGCCGTTGTCTCTAAAATTATACCACCATGCTATTCTTGCTTCTTCCAAGGTCCAGGATTCCGGTGGCAACTGTTGTATCAAACGTCGAGTGATTTCAATTTTGTCACGCACTGGGAAATATTTGTTGACCTTGCTTCAGCAGCACCACAGTGAATTTATTGGTTTTGAACTGTGTGTTGAGTTTGCGAGCCAAGTTAATAGCATGCCCAGGATTTGAAAAACTTACTTTTTTGTATTTGGGTCCAGGATACTGAACCAACAAATTGGAAGTTTTCAAATTGATAGGTTTGTTGTCGTAGAACACTGCCCACACACCTTCACTGGCCAAAACCTGCTCAGATTTGTATGTTGCTTTGTCAGTCTGTTCGATTAGAACTGTGGGCTTGGGTCTACTCATGACAGTATTTAGTCTAGAAAACGGCGCAGTTTATAAAAAACTACCCCCGCTGACTGCGACTTGGATAACCTCATCTTTGGGCTGTTGAACAGCATTTTGTTTTAGATTTTCTAGATCCAGCAACAGTCTAGTGATCTCAGCATGCATGGCTTTGGCATCAGTGACACTGATACTGATGTCTCGAAGTCCACGAGCATCTGCACCCTGCACACGATCAATAAATTTTTGCAAGTGTATCATAGCGATTTTCTCACAAAAGATTTGAGATCCGGCGGTGTCCAGCCGTCGGGCTTGAGAACCTTGCCGTCTTCACGACGTCGAACTTTGCCTGTGACAGGATCAATTTTGGCAAAGTTGGTGCGCATGACTTCGTTCCAGGCGCCTTCGGCATCTGCACCCATGCTGTGAATAGCACCAATGGTCACAACCAAGATATCAATCAGTGCATCTAGATCACCTTCATGTGTGACAGAGTCATCTAGTTCTTGGACTTCTTCTTTGATAAGATTGTAGTAGAGTTTGTATTGTTCGACATTCTCGCCCACAGTGGTCTGACCGCAGGCTTGCATAAATTTTTCTTGATCACGAAATGGATTCATTGGCTTGTTCCTTGTTATGAAATGGTCCGTGGTATTTGTAACGTTGCAGAGTGATCAACTTGGGATCTTGAACAGTCTTCCATGTTCGACCACGTTGAACTTGATACCACCCTGCAGCAAACCACGATTTAGATTTTTTACTTTTGGTATACAGTGGCAGTCTATGCTTTACATCCCAGATGGGATTGTATACTCGACCATGCGCCTGGTATCCGTGCACGTCATTGCCTACAGATTTCTTTTTTACAGCAGGCGGTTGTTCAAACACAATGTTGTGCAATTGCGTGACCATTTTAATGGTCTTGTATTGCTGCACAGTGTCATTGAGTCGAACCTGAAACCCACCGTCTTGGCAAGCTTCCACATTGCCAATTTTTTGTTCGTCCTGTTGTAGAATCCAAAACTGTTTGTCTACAACTGGTTTAGCTACGATCATTGAGAACTCCTTTGTATGTTTCATTCATCCAACGGCTGACAGTGTCAGCATGCTCGCTGAGTTTGTTGAGTTCAAACTTGCCACAGAATTTTAGAAAATGCATGCCCACTTGGCCCACATCTCGATGGCTGACTTGTTCCATGATGGCTGCATCTACCTCTGCTTTGACTTCATCAGGCTGGCATTCAAGATCAATCAACATGCGATTTCGTTCGTAGTCAACAAGAACTTTGTGTTCTTGTTGTTCGTGATCCACCCATCGTTGCAGCATGAGATTGTTCCAGTTATAGCCTTTTTTGTCACGATCTTCAAACGCCTCGGTCAATCCAACTCTGTTTTTACTGCCCTTGATTGGTGCACCGGGATAAGCCGAAAATACATTATCGCCGGCATCGCCCCGAACACACTTCAAAAACAGTGCCCACTTTTGATAATCCACAGGTGCTACAAACGCAGGATCATGTTTGCCGACCTTGATCTTACTGTCGCTTTTGACCACAAAACTCAATGATTTTCCTTTGTCGTCCTCAACCCCGTTGACTGTGAACAAATAGTCATTGATGCCATTGTAGAGACGGACATTGGGTGCAACCAATTGCACAAAGTCTGAATCTGAGCTAACAATAACGTGTTCGTCTTGAGGGTGTAAGGCAATCCAACGAGCAATAACGTCATCTGCTTCTGCGGTGGCACAGCGAACAACGCTACAGTTGGTTTTAGTAGACAAGTATTTAGTCAGATTATCATAGGTTTCCCAGAACATTTTGTCTTCTTCAGCTTCGACGTCACTGAGAGCTTGTCGTGCTTCGGCACGGTTTGCTTTGTAGGGTTTGTAGTGATCTTTGCGCCAGCTACGTCCTTCCAGGGCAAAAACAATGTGATCAGCATCAAACTTGCGAGCAACCTTGTTGGCACTCATGATAGTGAGATGCAATGCAAACCCCAGTTTGGTCCAGGTATCGCTGGCACGATGAGTCTGGTGTCGTGCACGAAAGAACATATTGCTGGTGTCAATCAACACATATCGCATAAGAGCCTTAGATTATTTGGTTACGAATGATATATTGTAGCACATAATTTGCCCAGAATCTATGGGCATCATCACCAAAATGGTAAGATTCGGGCGACACAGTAAAATAACCTTTTTGCTCTAGCACAGCAGAATATGTGCCTTTGGCGCTGTATGGATCAATATAACTGTTATCCCAATCTCGTTGATCTGTTATCGATTCAAAACTGTTGTTGCCATTGAAAAACACATGTGGTATATTTTGGGACTTGAGTTGTTGATGAAATTCCCAAATTTCGTTGTGCCAATATTCAGTGCATTTTTTCCAATCCACACTAGCCACAAATTCTTTATACTTTTGTTTTAATGCATCGGGCACATGGTCAATCCCGGATGCATTGACTTGATAGTAAACACCATTGTGCAGCCATTCTTCTCGTTCCCAAGTGCTCCATTGTATCACAACCAACACATCCTGGTTACGTGGTTGGGCCAACCAATCTCGTGCAGTTCTCAAAATTCTGTGATTTGAGCTGGCACTTTCGGCTCCGCAATGAAAACTGGTTTTGAGATCCAGACTCAGCATCTTGCCCCAACTCACTGCCAAGTTGGCAGGATGAGGCACACGACCCATGTAGAACAACGTAGAATCGTCTTCGGCAAATGCATAGGAGTTTACCGCTTCGGCGGCGGCAGCATGGCTATCGCCATTTACATACAGAATCATTAACTGACTTCTTTGCGACCGTTGCCTAGATCTGTGGTCTTGACATAGATGCCACTCTTGCGCATGGCTTCTTCTTGTTCCCAGGTTTCCATTACCACATGGCGACAAACATTTTGGAACCAGCGATCCACGATGTCTGCATCGGTGTCATCGGGTTTCATTTGATAACCAGCACGAACTAGATTGGCCACAAACTTGTCATTCCAATCCAGTTCAAACGCACCTTGATGTAGGTTGTTGGGATCAAGTTCCATGCTCACAACATTTATGTAAGGTTCGCCGCGCTCGTCGGCCAATTCCTTGGCAGTCTTTTGCGGTTGCAGTGCCCGTTTGATTGGTGCCACATTGTCTTTGGGCTCTTCTTTCTGAGTGCGCTTTTTGGGTTTTAACCAACGATCTAACAATCCCATAATCTATCCTTGACTCAACGTTTGAACACAGGAATCGGCAGCATTTTGTGCATGTTTCGCTGCCGAATTTCTCGATACTTCTTTAACTGAGCACGCTCTGTTTTGTCCAATTGTAGCGGAAGTGTATCATAAACACACTGACTCTCCACGCGATCATTTTCCATGGCACGTTCCAGTTCGGGATAGCTCATGCCCAGCTGATCTTCATCTGTGCGACCATCGTCCCAAAGTCCGTCGGTGGGCGGTGCATCAATGATCTCTTGTCGCAGACCCAGCTCACAACCCATGTCCCAAACTTCGGTCTTGAGGCAATCGCCAATTGGACTGATATCCACACCACCATCGCCGTATTTGGTAAAGAAGCCTACACCAAAATCTTCGACCTTGTTGCCTGTGCCTACAACAATGCCGCCGTGGCATTGTGCAATTTGATACAGCGTCATCATGCGCAGGCGACTGCGACTGTTAGCTGACGCCAGCTTGTAGGTATCGTAGGTATCGTCTTCGACATTGCAAAAAGAATCCACTTTCTTTTCGAACGCAGAGAACACTGGAGTTAGATCCATGCTCATGTGCATCACATTGTCGGGATGGTGCTCCAGCAGCCAAGTGGCCTGCATGCTACTACGATTGTCCAGCTTTTTGTTTTGTCTAATGGGCATTTGAACCACAATGGTCTTGAGTCCGGTTCGTGCACATAGAGCACTCACAACTGAACTGTCAATACCTCCCGAGATACCTACTACCAAAGCAGAAATTTTATTTGCTTTGGCATAAGTTTTAATCCATTTTGTAATCTGTGCATGTAATTTCATTTATTTGCCCCAGCCATTGCCCCAGAGGTCCACGTGCAGTCGTGGGCTGTAGTAATAGCCTTGGCTGCATGCCCAGTCAGCTACTCGCACACGATTCTTTTCATATGGCATAACAACACCGCCCTGTGGCATCACATATACCACACCACGGAATCCACCATCTCGGAATTCTTTTACCGCTCGATCCACTTCGGCAAAGTGTTCGTCAGTTTCTACCACAAACTTCAAGTAAGTAAAACCCAGTTCTTGATAGCTGGCCACAATCTCAGGACGAATGGCTTCTTCCCATTTCTCTCCTGAAGCACTAAGTTTTGCACTGACACTGAACGTCACAAACTGTGATTGATTAGCGCCCAATGCAGGCTGTTGCCATGCCTGCAAGAAGTCACGGAATCTGGGCTGTAGTTTCTGTGTGCCATTGGTTTCAAATGTGATATTGCGCAGATCACGCATGCGAGGATCACTGATGAGATCTTCATACACACGTTGCCAACCCAGCAAGGGTTCACCGCCGGTGATCACAAGATGCACGTCGTTGCCGTTGTTTTGTGTCCAGTGTTGATTGGGCGTCAATGCCAACATGCGATCAATCACTTCCGACGTTTCGTAACTGGGACTCAGTTCTTTGAATGCAGGATGCCACGATGCATAGCTATCGCATCCAGTGTTAACCAGCGGTAGGCTATTAAAGTCTTTATAGAGATGAACATTTTTTGCCACCTCATCGGCTTCTGTGGATTTTTCGCCAGGGCCGCAACCAAAGCCCGAACACGTAAAGTTACATCCGAATGTGCGTAGGAACACACTAGGAACTCCAACAAAGCGTCCTTCGCCCTGAGCAGAGTAAAATATTTCACTGACTTTGAGTTTCATTTACATCCTCGAAAATGTTTGACCATTTTTTTAGTTTGGCAATCTTATTGCTGGCTGCTGCCAGAACTTCTTCCCGATCAACTAGGCCATAACCAGTGCACAGGTCAATCATGGCTTGCAGATCGCCCAGTTCTTCGGCCATGTGTTGTCTATTGGTTTTTGGCTTGCCGGGCTTGTAATTGTCCATTCCGAATCTATGACATTTGCTGATAGCTTGAATAACTTCAGCACACTCTTCGGACAGAATGTTCATTACTTCATGTTCTTTTGAATTCATAATTTGCCAACGATTTCTCTAAACCAAGTAGATTGAGTTTGTATTGATCCAATACGTTACCATCACCTGTGTAGTTCAATCCTTGTCCTGCAACATTGATCAAGGATTTATCTAGTCCATGTTTATCACAGTATACACTCAAAATTTCGCTAAGTCTATGTTTTTGGGCATACACACAGTTGATACTTTGGTGTTGTATAGTGTTATTTAGAACAGCATCAACAATGGTTACAAAATCATCTGCACTGATCATATCAAAATTTCGATCCTGAAGCTCAAATTGATTGCCGTCTGCAACCACACTGTGAAATTTTTTGAGCAATCTACGATCATCTTCGCTGCTGTCAAAACATCCAAACAGGCGTAGAGTAAAACAGTTTGGTTGCTCGGTAAGATATCTAGCAACAATGTTTTTACTCAATCCATAACTGTGCTTGGGATTGTGATCAAAAATTTCCGATTCCTGAACATTGTTGATGTCTTTGCTGATGTCAAACTCGGCACCAGTGCCAATATTGATCAGTTTGTCAAAGCAATGACGGTGTGTCATCAAATTCAACACCGAAGCAAGATTGTTGCTGACAATATTCCAATCTTCAGCAGTGGGTGTGTTACGTCCTGCTGCCCCACAGTGCAACACAACATCATACTTTGACACAGCAAAGTGCTGAGACACCGATGTGGCATCAGCCAAATTTAACTGCTGTCTTGTGACGGCGTGTGTGTCGTGGTGACTTAAATTCTTGACCAGCAGCTGACCAAGAAAACCGCCAGCTCCAGTTATCAATATTTTCAACGAATTCTTTCGTAGCTAAAATAAGGATTGTCTGCGGCAAACTGCTGATCATTGATCAATGGTGTTTGATCATTGATGGGACGACCCTTTTCCAGTTTGGGTTCAATCTGTGTGCCAGGATGAATTGCAATCTCAATGATTCTACGACCCGGTGCCAACAATTCGGCAGTGATCTGATCTAGTTTGGTAACTCGTCGATAATCAAAGTCGAATGCTGCTGCAATCTTGGCAAAGTCTGGTTGTCCAGGGCCATTCTCTGTGGCAGCATGACGACCATCCATGTAAGTATCCTGGAATTGACAGATCATGCCCAGTCGATGATTGTTGAACACCACAACCTTGATGTCTAGATCATACTGTTTTACAGTTTGCAGTTCTTGCAGGTTCATCTGAATACCACCGTCGCCGTTGCAGCAAATGTGCTGACGCTCGGGCTCAACCAATGCAGCACCAATTGACGCAGGCAATGCGTAGCCCATGGCATAGTGACCCGAGCTAGTCATCAACAACTGATCTTGATCTCGGTAAAATGTTTGATATACCCAGCAATGGTTGGCACCAGCATCTGTGGTAATTACTGCTGTGGGTTCAGCAGCCTGTTGTAGTTTTTCAACGGCCAAATATGGACTCATTGTTCCGTTTTGTTTACTGAACGCACTGGTATCTTTGTTGAAATATTTGGCCTTGAGACTTTGACAATACTTGCTCCATTCAGGATCAAACTTGGGCTTTTCAATTCCGCGTAACATTTTCGAAAGATTGCGCAGGTCAAAGTGTAAACCTAGATAGTTTGTGGGATCTAATTTTTCTAGTTCTGCTGTGTCAATGTCCACACACAGAATTTTGGCATTGGGTGCAAAGTTGGCTGGATTTCCCGAGCGTTGACGATTGTCCAAGCGCGAACCTAACACAAGAATTCTATCGGCGTTTTGAATTGCAGCATTGCCTCCGCGGTTGCCATACACACCAAAGTGACCAATGTAGTTGAGTGCTTCGTGATTGAAGTAATTCAATGCAGCCCAGGTGGCAACAAAAGGAATTTTATTGGAACCTAACCAACGTTCAAGCTCTTGATGCTGTCCAGCGAGACCAACTCCTGCACCAAACACAATCAAGGGACGTTGTGCGCCGCCCAGGAATTGTTGAACCAGTTTGCCTGCAGCATCGGCTTTTATGCCAGTGTCAACAGCAGCCCATTTTGCTGCGTCGGGCAATAACATGGTGCTATCTTCCATGTGTGCATTTTGCAAGTTCATGGGAATGTCAATCAACACCGGTCCCATGCGCCCTGCATACGCTTCTTCTACACAGCGTTTGAGTTCCCGACGCATTTCGTCATGCGTTGTGACATTCACAGCATATTTGCAAATGGGCTTGACCATGCTCACAATATCCATTTGTTGGAAACCAGCTTGACGCACAGCAGCACCACGATAGAGTTTTTGCTCTTCGTAGTTTACTTGTCCTGCGATATGCAAACTGGGGATACTATCATAGTAGCCGCAGGCGATACCAGTGATCAAGTTTGAAGCACCGGGACCCGATGTAGCCATGCTTACACCCAACTGCCCATTGGTTCTCCACAGTGCATCAGCTGCCATGGCCGCTGCTTGTTCGTGCTGGAAGCAAATTACTTCCATGCCTTCTTCTAGTGCAACAGCATCCACCATGAAACTAATGGCGCCGCCTTGAACTTGAAAAACTTTGTTGGCACCAATGGCCTTTAAAAACTTGGCTACGTATTCGCTGCCTTTCATGATCTTCTCCTTAACGATATAAACTCATAAACCCATCGACCACTTGGCCAATGTAAGCAATTTGCTCGGGGGTAATCACAGGACTGGTTCCGTGAAAAAATGTGTGTGTCATTGCATGCGTGGCATTGGGATAGTTGTTCTTGGCATCCTCAGGATTCATGAGATGACTATAAGCAGGCTGTAACATAATATTGCCAGCAAAATAAGGACGAGTCTGTATGAGATTTTCCTCAAGATAATCCACAATATCGTTTCGTGTAAATGGTGCATTGTGTCGAATGGTAATTGGGAAAGCAAACCAGCTGGGATGTGCCTTGGCCTGCGGTCTAGGCAAGTAGAAGAAGTCTTCGTGTTTGCTGTAGATGTCAAACAACAGAGCGTAATTGCGTCGGCGCAGACGATGAATGTCGGGCAGTTTTTTCAACTGTTCCAGACCCATGGCACACTGTAGTTCGATAGGTTTGAGGTTGTAACCTATTTCGTCGTAGACATATTTGTGATCAAATATTTCATCGGGCAGAGTGGGAATCCAGTTGTTGAATCGTTTGCCACAGGTTCCGCATTTAAGTTTGTTGGCATCGGGTCCAACACAGTAGCAGCCTCGACCCCACTCGCGAAAACTACGTAGAATAACATCTGTGTTGGCATCGTTGGTGGCAACATAACCACCTTCGCCCATGGTCATGTGATGTGCGGGATAAAAACTACATGATGACATCAGACCAAAACTGCCCAAGGGTCGATCGCCGTAGGTTGATCCCAAGGCGTCACAGCAGTCCTCTAACAAGATAAGGTCGTGCTTTTTGACCAGATCCATGAGTCTATCCATGTTGGGAGGATTACCCAGCACGTGAGCAAACGTAATCACACGAATGTCGGGATGTTGTTTCAATGCTTGCTCAACTTGGTCGAGATCAAGATTCAATGTATCTAGTTCAATGTCTACAAACACAGGCTCGAACCCAACTTGCAGTGTGGGATTCAGTGTGGTAGGAAATCCTGCAATAGGCATTAGAACTTTGGTGCCTTTGGGCAAGTTGTGTCCACGCTTGCTGGTCAACGCCGACATCATCAACAAGTTGCTGGATGATCCAGAGTTGGTAACAATGCCGTGTGTTTTTCCAAAGTATTTGGGGAACTCTCGTTCAAATTTTAATCCAGCATTGCCCATGGCCAGCCAGCCCTGCAGTAAACTTTCTACTCCAGCCACAAACTCGTTGCTGTCGTAGTAAGCACCAGCATAGTTTACAAAATCTTTACCAGCAGTCCAGGTCTTGGCTGCTTGTTTTTCGTCAATGTATTTTTTAACAAGTTCTAAAATTTCATTCATAAGAAATGCCTAAGTTGTCACACAAAAATTTCATCATATTGATTACATCACTGCTTCCTCTACTGGCACAGAAATGTAGAATATGTGCGTTCTGCAAAGGGCACTGGTTCCAATCATTGGCCCAGGCCAGAGACGCAGGATCGAACCCACGAACTCGATGGCACATGTAATTCATATGCGGTTGTAGTCGATCTTCAGACGGAATGTCCTGTGACCAAAACATCGTATTGTGACGCAGTTGATCAAATCCCCAATACCTATCAGGGTGTCCTTCACGTTGTTCCCAATACTTTTCTCCCAGTTCCCATGTTTCTTGTTTCATGGTATGCGGATAGTATTGCACATCATCATTGAAATGATGTTCAAATTCTCTATGACTTCGAGGATCTGTGTAGTTGAACAAACGATATTCTCGAAAACGATCACCAAACAAACTTGTGGGCTGTGTCATAAAGGTATCTGCCCCTGCCCAGAAAATGTTGCAAGGTTCACTGTGCCACAGTTGCTTGATGGCCTTCCAATTTTCCAGCGTGTAGTTATCGTTGTCGTCTACTGCGTCAGTGAAGCAAATGGCTTCAAATGGTTCTTCCACAAACTTCTTAAAGCTGGCCAGACTGTAGCTATACATCTTAGCATAGTTTTGGTAAAGATCCTGATTCTTTTCCAGGTGCCAGCCATTGCGTATGGGACGCACTGCCGACACAATGTAATTTTTAACTGTCATTGATTGAATCTTCCTAGAATGGCACCGCTGTTTTGTCGATAACCTTCGTGGTGCAACAGTTGGTAGCCTTGCAACATCAAGAACGGAATGGCTGCAGAACATTTGCCACTGAAGATTCCTTCTTCGGCCATGCCCCAGGTGTCGTCACAGATGATCACACTGTTTTCTGACATCATTGGTATCAGTCTAATAGCCTGTAGCAGGTGCGTGAGCTGACTGTTGATGTTAGTCATTTCGACACCCATTTTATTGATGTAGTTTTGTTTGACTCCGGCAACAAACGCTTCTTCTTGTCGTCCCAGCCAGTAGTCCCAATCAAAATTGTCAAGGTAGGCCAAACTGACTTTTTTATCGGGATTTTGTTGATGAAACTTTAACAAAAAGTCTTCGCCTCGGTCAGTTGCCAAGTTGATATGATCGGGCAAATCGCCATACTGCATAACAATGTTTCCAGCAGTGTCGATGGTTGCAGTTTTGCTAGAAAGATTTTGTTTGGCTTTCTGAATCTGTTCGGGATCCATGTCCACGCCGTGAAACTCGCTGTTGTGAGTTTTTGCCTTGTCGGAAAACCATTGAGTGCTGCCTTCGCCGCGGTTCACACCTATCTCTACCCACACTCCCGAATCAATTTTTTCAATCCAAGGCTCGACGTTTTTGTAATATGTTCCCATGATTCACCATATAAAATTTTCAGTGTAGTATTTTACAACTTTTTCTAGCTCTGTGTCAAAGTTTGCTTGACATTGCCAACCCAAACCTTTGAGCTTTGAATCGTCAATGGCGTAACGAACATCTTGACCAACACGTCGACTATCCACAATGTAACTTTCCCAGTTTTCGGCTTCTGATTGTCCTATATGCAGAGACAGTATTTTCTTTATTACTTCTCGATTGGGCATTTCAACATTGCCAGAAATGTTGTAGATTTCATTGGTTACGCCTGCGTCGACAATTGCCAATACTGCTCTGGCAGTGTCGTCGGCGTGTAACCAAGTGCGGCAAGGTTCACCACGATCATGCAGATCAATCTTTTTGCCCAGTTCCAAATATTTGATTGATTTAGGTATGAGCTTTTCAACATACTGTCCAATTCCGTAATTGTTTGTAGGACGAACAATCACATACTTGATGCCATAGGTTCTGGCCCAGGCTGTAATCAGCATGTCAGCGGCTGCTTTGCTGGCCGAATAGGGGTTACTGGGCTTGAGTAAATCTCTCTCGGTGTGCGCCCCAACTTCAATATCCCCGTAGACTTCATCTGTGGAAAAATGCAACAACACAGGTTGTTTGTGTCGAGGCTGTTGTTTGATTAGTTCTAACAAGTTATGCACACCGTTGACATTGCTATGTAAGAAAACACCACTGCTCATGATGGAATTATCCACATGAGTTTCGGCAGCCATGTTTATGATGTAATCGCAATCATGCAAACGATCTAGATCGTTGATGTCTGACTGAATAAATTTAAAATTTTGATATTGCGAAAATTCTGCCAAAAAATTCACATTGCTGGCATAGGTGCATTTGTCCACACCTATCACATACCAACCATGATCCAGGCAGGCACGAGTTACATGCACTCCCATGAATCCAAGACATCCAGTTACGTATACAATTTTTTTCAAAGTTTACGAGCCTTAACTAATAAATGCCAGCCCAGATATTCTCGAATACCTTCTCGCATGGCTTCGGGCATGGCAGCAAACCAAGGCTCTAACTCATACCGGCCTTGTTTGTATGCTTCTACATTATACATGAAGCAGTGGTCTTGACGAAGTCTTTCAATGTTCCAGCCCTTGCCTAAGATTTCAGGAATTTCTTCCTTGGTAAAACTCTTGGCATAGGGACAACCTGCCTGTGCCTCATACTGATCCAGGCCTCTGTAAATCATGGCCTGTTTCCATGAGTTACGAGCATACACCATGAAACGGAATTCGCCCCCAACATTAAGCACATCCTTGACATTGTCAATAATGGTGCCTAGTGCAGGAAAGTGATGTATGACTCCATAACTGTAGACAAGATCAAACTTGCCTAGAGATTTCATTGCGTCGGCATCACTGGCGTCGATGTTGTGAAATTTGCCTTCGAGCCCCAACACTTCAAATCTTTGGCGTGCAACTTCTACACTTTGATCACTGTAGTCAATGCCCACATACTCTGCACCATTTTTAGCAAACTCTTCGCCGTCGCTGCCGATACCACATCCAACTTCCAACACTCGCTTGCCTTGCCAGAGATGAAAGCCTGCAAATTCAGGAATGTGTGGCTCTACACGATAACGACGAGCACTGACTTGTTGGAAAAATTCCGAGGTGCCGGGTTCGGCAGTGCCGTGTTTGATATTGCAAGGCTGCGTATTCCAATATCTCTTGATTCGCTGTTCTAGTGTTTCACTCATGCTCTACCCATTTGACTAACAGGCAGCTGGAACTGCTTGCACTGATTGTTGACATCGTTTTCCTGTAATTTAACCCAGGGATCTTGTTTCTTCATCTTGACATTTTCCCACCAGGTCGTATCAAGATTTTTAGATTTCATGGATGCAGCCAATTTGTCAATGTCTTCCATCCT